ACCATAACTATAAACGATTTAAATCCAGCTGAAGAAGATGCTTACGAGCGTATCACGGAAATGTTTAGTCAAGAATACCCACAAACTCGTCCAGAATTTAACTGGTCAAAAATTGGTCAATTGCTAATTAATTCAGACATTACGGAGGAATAAGCAAATATGCTTACTGAAGAGCAGATCAAATATAAAAATCTTGAAAATTTAAAATGCGAGCTGTTTAACGACAATTTTGAGAACTTTAAAAGATACGGCATTCCTAAAGCGCAATTAATCATTGCTGATATTCCTTACAACATCGGCAATAATGCCTATGCTTCTAATCCAATGTGGTATAAGGACGGAGAAATAGTTAATGGCGAAAGCAAGTTAGCAAACAGCAATTTCTTCAACAGGGATGAAGGCTTTAACGTTATTAACTTCATGAAGTTTGCTAGAAAGATGTTAATTAAAGAACCTAAAGAAACTGGTAAAGCGCCGGCAATGATTGTGTTTTGTTCATGGCAACAAATGCCAATGTTAGAAGCGCAAGCCAAGAAAGAAGGTTTTAAGCATTGCTATCCTTTGTTCTTTATTAAGCCGACTAGTTCGCAGGTATTAAAGGCAAATATGCGAATTGTTGGAGCTACAGAGTTTGCAGCAGTCTTTTATCGAGATAAGTTGCCAAAGTTCAATAACGATGGTCAGATGGTACTTGATCATATGAATTGGGAAGTGGATTCTAGCTATCCTAAAATCCACCCAACACAAAAGCCTATTCCAGTTTTAAAGCGTCTAATTAACTTATTTACTGATCCTGGCGATGTAGTAATTGACCCAACAGCAGGAAGTGGCTCGACATTAAGAGCAGCAGCCGAGTTAAAGAGAAACGCATATGGTTTTGAAGTTGAAAGAGAGATGTGCGAAAAAGCACAGAAAAAAATGTTACAGCGTACAGAGTTAAGTTTACTTTAGGAGATAAAAATGAAAAATGTAGTTTACAACGAAGTCGTATATGACAGAAGAATTATGGTCTGTGAGATGAATATGCCTTGGGGCAAGTACTTTACTGGTTATATTCAACTACATCACACCGATCCACGTATTTGGCTAGATCAGGTAAATATGGGTAATGAAGATTATTTCAATCAGCTAGACGAATTTAAAGAATTTATTGGTGGAGTTACCTACGCAGGCAATTTGAACATAGATGGCGAATGGTGGGTTGGTTTTGATACAGCTTCTTTCAGTCGTATGTTTGCCGATATTAATACAGAAGACTGCGTTAAATGTTTAAAACAAACAGCAAAAACTTTGGAACTTAGAACTAAAGCAGTTAGAGATATAAAGTTTGGTTCGTTACTAGAAGCAGTTAATGATTTAGCTAATGCTAGTGCATTTAACAAGTTAGGCAAAAAAGACAAAGTGAACGAAAAACTAGATGAAGCAGGGAAGAATATAGTGATGTTCCTTCAAGAAGAATTAGGGGTTGCTCCAGAAGATATCGGCTTGTTTACTATTTTGAAAACTGTACTAGGCGAAGATGAGGACGATGAAGATGAATAACGAATTAATCAAAGTAACGGTCAAGAATGACCAGCAACTAGTTAGTGCTAGAGATTTATATAAGGGATTAGAAATTAGAACTAGATTTAGTCTTTGGGTTAGTCAAAACTTCAAAGAGTTTGAAAAAGGCTCGGATTTTCAACCTGTAGTTATAACTACACATAGAGAAAACCGCGGTAGCATTGAACTTCAAGACTATGCGCTAACAATTGATATGGCTAAGCAGCTATGTCTTTTGAGCCGTACTCAAAAAGGCAAAGAATATCGAGAATACTTAATCGAAGTTGAAAAGAAGTGGAATAATCCGGACATGATTATGCAACGCGCCTTAACCATCGCTAACAATCGGGTGAAGTTGCTGGAAACTGAAAAGAGAGAACTAAAAGAAGCAAATGCTAAACAAGCAGCTAAGATTGCTAAAGATGCTGATGATGTAGTTTTTGCTAAGGCTATTAGATATAGCCATCATGCAATCCCTGTTGGCGAATTAGCTGAAATTCTAACTCAAAATGGCTTTGTAATTGGGAGAAATCAGCTATTCCAGTTGCTTAGAGAAGAAAAATATCTTTCAAGTTTTAATCATAGCTGGAATGTACCGATGACACAGATGGTTAAAAGAGGTCTATTTAGAATTACGCATAATTTGACCAAAGACGGCAGAGGATATTCTCAAACGTGGGTAACACCTAAAGGTCAGAAGCACATTATTAACAAAGCGCTAAGAGGAAAATTTGATGATACTTATCAAAAAGTTATGGTATCAACTTTGAACGTTTAGAAAGGACTAACACGATGAACGAAATTGAAAATATTAAAGCTGGTTTAACTTATCTTTTAGATATTAACGATTTGAAGAACAATGTAACGGTAACCGAAGATGGCAAGTCGCATTCTATGAATGTGAAAGATTTGAAAGAAGCAAATTATGATGTTCTTTTACAAATTGCTGAATTATTAGGTATGGATGTTAATAACTAGGAGAACAGAATGCTTGAAGAAAATCACGATTTAGAGAAAATCATCGAAGATGCTAAACAATATCGCTGGTACTCAGTTCCTGATATGTACATGGTTGAAATCTTAGACACGACAGGTCGTTCAGCTGGATTTGTTCAGTCAATCTTCATAGATAAGAAAGAAGCCAGTGAGGTTGCTAAGGTGCTTCATGGCGTGGTTAGAGAAGTAGTTGGAGGTTAAGCAAATGGAAGTTATAGATAAACGTAAAGACGAGAAAGAGGAAAAATGGAAAAAAGGAGATGTGATTTATTTTGAAAATTACGATCAAAACATTAAAGACTTTGGAATGATCGTACAAGAACCTATTTCAGGTAAATATTCAGTTGTATCGCTAAATGGAGTTCCGGGCTTACTCTCAGGAGATGGATATTTTAGCGATCAAGTAAATATTCAATACAAAGAAATTAACAGAATGATTGCATCATTTAAGGAAACATGGGACTGCGTTGAAAAAGTAAATGCTCATCTAGTTGTGGAGGATTAATTATGGAAATTGTAGATAAGACAAAAGATAAGCAAGAGGAAACTATGAGAGAAATTACTATTGATCAAACTAAAAAGATTATTTATGACTATGTGAGCAAGCTTGCTAAACAGCATAAGTTAGATCCTGAAAAAGATGTTTTCAATGTGGTTTTACCATTAGAAAATAATCAAGCAATTAGTTGCTATATTGGACCAGATGAGGATGGAGAAAGAGCAGTAGACTACACGGTTTATGGTCAAAACTATATTATGCCTAAACTGAAAAATACAGTATTGGATTTGTTTGATGATAAGTAAGATGCCTGATTGGATTTTTGTAGCAGCACTCTTAATCCTATTAGGAATATTAATTATGTATGTGGGGAGTTTATGAGAGTTAACTTTACGATTGAAGGAGCGCCAGTAGGTAAGGCTAGACCGAGAGTTACTAGGACGGTAACTTACACGCCGGCTAAAACGGCGCATTATGAAGACTTGGTAAGATACTCAGCTCTTCATAACTTAAAAGAAGATTTTGAAGAAAATGAACCATTGAAAGTAGAAGTAGTAGCTTTCTTTGAAGTTCCTAAAAGTTATGGGCACGCCAGAAAAACAGATTGCTTGGCAGGCTGGGAGTTGCCTACTAAAAAGCCTGATGCTGATAACATCGGTAAGATCGTTATGGATGGAATGAATCCGAAAATGAAACGGAATAAAGTAGTTCATAAAATGATGCAAGTCGTTAGAGGCGTGTATCATGATGACAAACAAGTAACAACCCTTTTGGTGAAAAAAAGATATTCGAAGTATCCACGAGTAGAAGTAACAGTAGAAAGAGATAAGGGAAAGTAAATGAAAAAATACAAAATTTTTGATAAAGAGAAATTTGACTGGGCAATGGATAGCGCATTAGATGCTCTATATCGTGAAGATAAAAATATATTCATGAAGAGGGTAACGGATATGGAGCTATCTAGTGAGATGACTGAACAGGATATTTTGTATATGTTTGCTCAAAGTGCATATATAACTGGCTTAACGTCAAACTTTATCTACGGAGGACACAAGTAATGCTGTGCAGTGTATGTGGTGAACCTCTATATCCTGGTGAGGGTGTTTATTCATTTGAAGATCCGAATGATGATGAAAAAGAGTATATATTCTGCAGTTTAAAATGTTTGGAAGAATATTTTGGTATAGAAGAATGGTGTGTGGGATAGATGACTGAGAAGATAACTAAATCATGGATTGAAAAAGCAATTCGTCAAAAAGCAGTAGATAGATTTGAAAAGGAAATAATAGAAATCGGATTAAGTCTTTCGAGATCAGTTTTGAGAGACCTTGAATTTAAAAATAAGCCTGCTGATTATTATGCTTTTAAATTAAGTGATTTAAATCATAAATATACCACTGCAGAAAAAGCCGAAGCAGTCTTCAAGACTAATTTCAAAGATTACGATAATTTTAAAATTAGGAAAATTGCTGAATACGAAAAAGAAGAGACAGATCAGCTTTTATCTAGTATAGATGGCTTAAAAGACTTTATTGAAGATAGAGAGACAAGGTGGTAAAGATGAAAGTTAAATTATTTGAAGAAAGTGCATCAGAATTCTTAGAGAATGATATTAATGATTTCCTTGAAAAGGAAGGTCCAGTAACAATAGAAACAATTAAATATCAAGTTACTCCTTGGGATATGGGGAATTCAGGACTGGTGTTTTCAGCTTTAATGATTTATGAAAAATACGATAGAGATGAAATTAATTATGAATTTAAGGATGTCATAGATGAGTAATGAATATAGACGATATCACTTAGCGCATGATGAACCATATAAGGATTTAAAACTTATTCATAAGTTTGATACTGCATCCCTTACAGTTAAAGACTTGTGGAAGTTGAAAGAAGCAGCATATCGTGAAGGATATTTACACGGTATGGATGTAAGACAGTACAGAGATTACGGCTTAGAAAGCTAGTTTGGAGTTGGAAACGTGGAACACGAAAACATTGATTTAGGATTAAGTATGAATATGGAAAAGACTGCCGGACGGACTATAGGCTTTCTTAAGTACACGTTTCCAGAGTATATAAGAGGTGCAGCTCTTAGTTTAGATGATTTAGCCGGCCAACCATTTACAGGGATGCCAGCTAGTCATAGTGCCACCAATTCACAAGAGAAAAAGCTAGACCGCGCTTGGAAGAAAGTAGAAAAGAATGAGCTTAAAGCAGCAACCGTTTATCAAACTATATTGCTATGCCAAAAAAGTCCTACATATCCATATCAGCAAATATTACTCAATAAATTCGTAAAAAAGCTTCCTGATTGGAAGATACAGCCAATGGTAGGCTATTCTAACAGCCAGTATTATTTAAAGCGCAGAGACGCCTTATGTGAGTTTGCTGAGCTACTTAATTCTAAGAAAGTAAAGAATGGGTGTTTTGATATACCTGATTTAGTCATTGAGATTGAACCAGAACCGGAAAAAAGCAAACCGGACGATCACCGGACAGTTTCCGGACACTTATCGGATTGAAACCATGGTAAATTGTTATTGTCGAAAAAATAAAAAGTTTCGACAAAGACACCCTTTCAAACAAGGAAGATCCTAGAATCCTCCAAGAATTTTTAGTAATTACAATTTTAGATCTTTATTCAAGATCTCCTAGTACATCAACCATTATTTGTTTATCTCTGTCAAATAGTCTCATGATTGATGTGCAGCAACATTTAGGTTCGATTCCTACTTGTTGCTTACCTAGGCCACGCTACGACCTAGGATTAAATATGCGATGACCCCACGGTTCGGGCGAGCGTGTTGTAGTTAAGAGTTGGCTAGTCGTTCAGTGGACTGCGCGATAGCCGTGGGCAGTACGACACAATTGGAATTTTAGAAAGAAAGCAGGAATTTTCTTTCACAATATGAAGTGGGTTCGATTCCCACGCTGCTCATTGTCCGGCGGAAAACGGACGTTAAAATTAAATCTTTACCTTGTCATACTATTGGTAAAGTAAGTCGTTATAAATGATAATTTTATTCACAAAAATAAGTTGGTCATTGATTTTACAGCAGAGGGCTTAGTTCTGTGCCTTTAAACAGACATTCTGGTAACTTAGCTCAGTTAGTAGAGCATTGGTGTGAAATACCAAGTTAGCGGTGGTTCGATCCCATCAGTTACCATATGACAGAGATATATCGGAGGATTAATCATGAAGGCATTATCAATTCATGGCAATTACATCATGGATATTATTAATGGATCTAAGACTATGGAGTACAGAACATGGACTACTAACTACAGAGGCCCATTGTTACTATGTGCGTCAGCAAGGAAGTATCCTAATTCAATCTATGGTCATGCTATTTGCGTAGCAATGATTAAGGATATTGAATGGAATGAGGAGGATCAACTTTATTACTGGCACATAGAACCATTTAAAAAGGGCGGCAGCTATCTAATTGAACCAATCAAGGTAAAAGGGCAGCTAAAACTATATAACGTTGATGATAAGCTAATTAAGCCAGCTCCATTTGTTAAAGTAGATCACAATGATCCTGAATTTGAAGATTGGTATAATCACAAAATTAAACCGTTACTTTATATTCCAAAACGAAAAGTAAAAAGAGATGTTGAACCACAGTTCAGCAAGTTTAAAAAGTTTCATATCGTACATTAAGCGCTACTAGAGCGCTTTTTATTTTGCAAAGGATATCTTATGAGTTTACTAGATGCAATTAAGACACAGGCACAGATAACCGATAAAGTGCTTGTGTCTTTTTCTATGGGCAAAGATAGCATAGTAACACTTGATCTGTGCAAGAAGTACTTTAAGACAGTACAACCATTTTTCATGTATTTAGTTCCTGGTCTTAAGTTTCAAGAAGAAGCGTTAGCAAAATATGAGCGTCACTACGATGTAGATATTATCCGAGTACCACACTTTGAGAATGCTGATTTCTATAGATATGGTTCTTTCAGGGATGCTGATTACTCAGTGCCTAGAGTTAAGATCAGAGCTATTTATGAAGCTATTAGACGAGAAACTGGTATTCAGTGGATAGCTGGCGGAGAAAAGATAAACGATTCTGTGGTACGTAGAGCAATGCTAAAGCATTCAGGCTCTATTGATGTTGAACGTGGCCGATTCTACCCGGTTATGTACTGGCGAGATGCGGAAATTAAGAGATATATGCAAGTTAATAATCTGCTATATCCAGAGTTTAACCGCAAGTTGGGTTTTAGTTTCCATTCGTTAGCCGGCAAAGAGCTATCAGCAATTAAGCATATTTACCCAGATGATTATCAGAGGATACTTAAGTTTTTCCCGGAAGCACAGGCCGGCGTGCTGCAATATGAAGCTTATAAGAAAGGCGAGGAATAATGGTAGTTTATTCTAATGGCATGCGCTATCAAACCAGTGGAAAACACGCTTGGTGGACTACCACTTGGGAAAGAGCAGAAAAAAGAAGACAAAAAGCTGGTGGAACATATAAAGCAGTTCCTGGAGTTAAATTTAACGGTGGTAGCCTTGCAGTTGGTAAAGACAAAAAAGGAAATGTACATGTGTTTTCTAACAATAGAGAAAGTTACAAAGTAACCGAACTTGGTCCAAGAGGAATGAGAAAAGCGACCGATTGGTCGTATCTGAGCCTTGCGGATCAAAAAAAGGCTTCAAAAATGATTAGTAGTATTTTTGCTGGAGTTAGCAAAGGAAAATACAAACTTGGTTCTACTGGAAGTAAAGGTGGTTAAAAATGGCTCGTAAAAAAGTGATGTCCGAGCAAGAATACCTTAATCGCAAAGGTGTTGGAAGTCCATTAAGCGGAGCTATGGATGACCGTTTGCGTTCCGTTAGACAGCTTAGATCTACTAGAGGCGAGGACAAATTCCATCGTGAAAACCAAAAAGCTATAAAAAGTTATCATGACAAACGAAGTCAAGCTAAACGTGAGTATCAAAGATTAGTATCTAGTGGAAAGGTACGACCACCAAGCAATGCTGAAAAGGCATGGAAGACTGCACACGGCTTATCTGAAAACAGAGCTGTACAAGCAGCAAGACGCGTGTTAGCTAAGCATGGCGTAGATTGGAAAACTGGTAAAAGAATAGGAACAGCTTCTGGTAGAGGATTATGGCCTACTTTTCATAAAGGTTCTACAGGCAGTCGAGGAGGTTAATTATGTCTAAACCATTGCAGCAATTTGAATATGGAACAGTTAAGCGCAGTCAGATCAAGTTTGCTGATTATAATCCACGTATTATTGATGAAAGTAACCAAAAGAAGCTCGTTAAAGCAATTCGAGAGAATGGATTAATAGAGCCACTAGTTTGGAATAAGCGTACAGGCGTCCTTGTAGGCGGTCATCAACGGCTAACAGCAGCAGATAAGATTTATCATAAGAAAGATTATGATGTTCCAGTAGCAATCATTGATGTTGATGAAAAGACAGAAAAGAAATTAAATGTACAGCTTAATAATCCAAGTATGCAAGGTGACTGGGATTTGGACGAGCTATTTAATCTTTCGCAAGATGTCTCTTTTGAGGATATGGGCTTTAACAAGTCTGATATCGACTTTATGTTTGACGGGGATGTTGATTTTGATGGGAGTTTATCCAATAGTGATGAACCATCAAAGACATCAACGCCTTACGATGAAGAAGTTGAAGATGAAAAGGATAAGATGGCTAATCTTGCTGAATTTAATAAAACTAAAAGCGAGTTCAGAAAGAAAGATAATGACTCAACCGTTATTAACTTCTATACCAAGGTTATCTTTCCAAGTAATGAAGCTAAGGAAGAATTCTATAAAAAGGCTAATATTCCAGCTAATGAGGAATACATTACGTTTGAACAGTTAAAGAGGTATTTTCAATAACGCTGGAATTAAATTGAAAAACTTTGTGAAGAAAATCAGTTTGGCCAAGATGAGCGAAGTTCATTCAAACCCGACAATATAGCATTCTTAGTTTGTGAAATATGGAGGTGATTCAATGGCTAAACAGTTAGATTTATTTAGTGCAAGTCGTACCACGTCTTATAGGAATCAAAATAGAGTTGTTCAAAGAAGATTACGGACTACTGGAAGTGGTGACCGTAGAATTACAAGAATGGCTAATCGTGTTACTGGTGGTCAAAGTATGAGAGCTAATGGTAATAGATTAGCTAAAGCATTAACTAGCGCAAAGCGAAGTGTTAGATCAGTAAAGATAGCTTTAAGAAGAAGTGGCGTTAAGGTTAAAAGAAGTTCGTTTGGTAGTAAAGGTGGTTAAAGTGATGAGGTGGATTAGATGGCACATGCCGAATACAAGAAATGGCTAGAGCCTGATAATCTCACTAAGCTTAGATCATGGGCTAGAGATGGCTTAACCAATGAACAGATAGCAAAGAAGATTGGTGTTAAACGTCAAACCTTTCAAAGATGGTTAAGTACATATAGTGACATGAGTGACGCCCTGAAAAAAGGTAAAGAAATAGTTGATGCTGAAATTGAAGACTCTTTGATCTCAATCATGAAAAAGCATACTGTTACCACTACACAATACAAGATGGTGAAAAAAGATGCTTTTAATCTTAAGGCTGAAAGATCTAAGTTTGCTAATATTTACAAGCTAGATCATCCTAATGCTACTAAGGAAGAGGTAGGAATAGCGGTAGCCGAGCACGTTGATGTTTATGAAAAGATACCTATAAGCAAGACAGTAACAGAAGTGGATCCAAACGCTTCTGCTATTATTTTCTGGCTTAAAAATAGACGACCAGACATTTACCGTGACCAAACATTTCAGAAACTTAATGAAGCTAATGCTCGTAAGACGCTTGCAGAAGCACAACTTAGTGAAGCGCAGCTTAAGGCACTTGAAGAAAATGATGATCCAAGCAATAAGACAATCATTGTAGACGATATAAGGGAGATTGATAGTAATGGCAGTAGTGAAACTAAGCCAGGAGATTAATCCTCACTTTTATACCGCATGGAATAGCAATAAGCCTTATCAAGTTTATAAAGGTGGCCGTGGTTCTTTTAAGTCGTCAGTAATCAGTTTTAAACTTGTTACTACAATGATGAAGTACATTGCGCAAGGTAAGACAGTAAACGTTATTTGCGTGCGTGAAAATCAACGCTACTTGCGTGATAGTGTTTATAACCAGATTCTATGGGCTATGAACAAGTTGCACGTTGAGAGTGAGTTCAGAACTCGTGTATCACCCTTAACGATTACTCATATAAGGACAGGATCAACATTCTACTTCTATGGTGCTAATGATCCGATGAAACTTAAATCTAACATTGTGGGTAATGTAATAGCGGTTTGGTTTGAAGAGTTTGCTAACTTAAAAAGCGTTGATGTATTCGATCAGTCAGTACCAACCTTCATTAGACAAAAGCCTGATTTCGCAGAACAGGTAAAGGTTTATATCTCATACAATCCACCGCGCAATCCTTACGCATGGGTGAATGAATGGATTACACAGCGCCAAACTGATCCTGATTACTTCATAGACACAAGCACCTACTTAGACGATAAGCTAGGCTTTACCACTAAGCAGCAATTAGACCTGATTGAGACATATAAGCGTAATGATCCGGACTATTACCGCTGGCTATACCTTGGTGAAGCTGTTGGATTGGGTACTAATGTCTATAATATGAATCTGTTTAAAGTTGTGGATAAGATACCAGATGATGAATATATCACTGAGATCTTTTACGGCATGGATACCGGTTTTATGGTATCTGCTACCGCTTGTGTAGCGTGTGCACTTACTAATAAGTACAACGTTTATGTACTAGATACCTTTTACTACGATCCAACTAAGTACGCGCGTAAATTATCAGCATCTGAACAGGCTGAGCGTGTGCATGACTTTATCAATGAGATAACCAATAAATACGGTGTTCTACCTTATAATCAGACAATTGACTCTGCTGATGGTGGTATCTATACGCAGTATTGGCAAATGTACAATACGCAGTGGTCTAAGGTGCATAAGTTGAGTGAAGCAGCAATGATTGACCGTGTTGAGGATCTTTTAGCACAAGGACGCTTATATGTTTTGAAAACACCAGGCAATGAGATATTTCTACAAGAACACCAAAAATATCAGTGGGATCCAGCTACAGTTAACAGCGATAATCCGCGCGTTATCAAGGAAGACGATCACTCTTGCGATGCTATTAAGTACGCTATTGTGGATAATGAGCAACTACTCGGACTAGCAGCATAAGGTGGTGAGTATATGGGACTATGGGCTAGCATTAAGAGCTTATTCAGGAAAGGAGGTGCTAAGTTAGGGATGATTAAATCATTAGGAGCTATTACTGATGATCCAAGAATTGCAGTGCCAGTAGAAGAATATACACGTATTCGCAGAGCTAAAGATTACTATTCTGATAAGCCTGTAGATGTTAAGTATTGGGTACTTGGTAATGAGCGAAAGCGTAAGATGAACACCGTCAATATGACACAAAAGGCTTCTAAACGCCTAGCGTCAATTATCTTCAATGAGCAGTGTTCCATTAAGGTGAATGATAATGATTTACAAAAACAACTTGATGAGATCTTTCGTGAAAGTCGCTTTTACACAACGTTTGAAACCAATCTACAGCGTGCTATAGCATTAGGATCAAGTGCAATTAGGCCGTATGTTGAAGATGACAAGATTAAATTGAACTGGTCTGACGCGTTAGGCGTATATCCATTGAATGCTAACACTACAGAAGTTAGAGAGATTGCATTAGCTCGTAAAATTGTTAAAACCGTTAACGATGAGCCACACTATTACACACTGCTAGAGTTCCATCAATGGGGCAATAAACAAGCAGATGAGAACGGCCAAGAATACACACCTTACACAATTACTAATGAGTTGTATGAATCAACTGACGAGAGTGAAACGGGCACTCAAGTACCTTTAAATTCAATTGAAGAGTATGCTGACTTGCCACAACAAGCTACTTTTACGCATATAACAAAGCCACTTTTTGCCTTCTATCGAAATCCTGGTGACAACAATAAGAGTTTCACTAGTCCGCTAGGCTTAGGACTATGCGATAATTGCAGGAATATTTTAGATGACATCAATGTGACACAGGACGGATTTTATTGGGATGTTAAAACCGGCCGAAGACGTGTAACCATCCCTCAAAGCTGGGTAAGACGTCAAACTCAAATTAACGGTAATCCTATTCCAGAAAGTCAACAAATGTATTGGGACACTGACGATGATGTATTTGTACCAGTTAATGCGAGAGTGGACGACAGCAACGCCTTTAAAGATCTAACCATTAACATTCGTACAGATCAATATCAAGCAGCAATGAGCTACTTCTTACATGAGTTTGAGAATGAGATTGGATTAAGTGAAGGTACATTCACAGCAACGCCTACTGGCATTCAGACGGCTACTGGTGTTGTTTCAAGCAACTCAATGACTTATCAAACTAGATCAAGTTACTTAACGCAGGTAGAGGACACCATAGACCAATTAGTCTATGCGATTGCTGAACTGCTACAGACACCAGAATTATGGAGCGATCAACAGCCTAAATGGACTGGTGACTTAGATAGCTTAGTAATCACGCCTGACTTTAATGACGGTATATTCGTAGATCAAGATGCACAGTTCAAAAATGATTTATCAGCTCTTAACGCTGGTGCAATGCCTATTAAAGAGTTTGTTAAGCGTAACTATAATTTGAGCGATGATGAGGCTGAAAACTGGGCGGAACAACTTCAAAAAGAAAAGGCCACACCAGCCCCTGACTTTGAGCAATTCAATCCATTAGCACCAGATACTAAGAACAAGGGAACTGATAAGCATGGATCCGGAACTAAGCAAGATGATGAAACAGGCAAGCAAGATAGTTGATTACTATGATTACTTGCAACAGCATACCTTTTACTTGCTGATTGACGCTTTTAAAAAGCACAAGGGTATACTTACACGTGCTGATGATAAAAGTATCTTAGAATGGCGCTTAAAGGCACTGGCTGAAATGGGCGGATTAACTGATAAAGTAGTTGACTTTATCGCTAAAAACATTGGCTATAGTAAACAAGCTATTTATGATCTTATTAAGGATCAAGGCTTAAAAGTTGCTAGAAGAATGAACAGTGAATTATCCACAGCACTAAAGCAACCAATGCGAGGCGTGAGTGATAATACAGTAGCAATTATTAATGCTTATGCTGACCAAACTTTCAGGAATGTTAACAATTATGTTAATCAAACGTTGCTAACTACTAATGTTCAGAAAAACAGTGCTCTTAAGACCTATCAGCAAATAATAGACAAGACAGTGTTAGATGTATCTACTGGAAACAAAACAGCCGACAGGGCACTAAAAGACAACATTCTGCAATGGTATGACAAAGGTCTACCTACATCCCTAACTGATAGGGGAGGACATGAATGGACGCTAGAAGGTTACACACGAACTGTTATTACTTCTACAACACACCGAGTGTTCAATGAGGCAAGAGCGCAATCTATGAAAGAGTTCGGGAGTGTGCTTGCTACTATGTCTAGTCACCCAGCGGCAAGACCAGCTTGTGCACCTATTCAGGGTAAAGTGGTTTGTATTGTTCCTAAAAGTGATCCAAAGGCTGATCTTTCGTACCCTAATATTTACGATTATGGATACGGCAAGCCGGCCGGCACACAAGGAATTAATTGCAGTCACATTCTTTATCCTTACATCAAAGGCGTATCTCATAACTTTCAAAAACATTATGATCCTAAGCAAGCTGTCAAAAACGCAAAGATACAGCAACAGCAAAGATACTATGAACGTAGTATTAGACGCCTTAAATACAAAAAAGAACTTGCTGAGAGGGATGAAGACCCTGAAAACGTTAGAAAGCTAAATCAATCAATAAGGGGTTATCAAGCTAAATTAAGAAAGATTGTAAAAGATAATGACTTCTTAGCACGTCAATATGATCGTGAACAGATAGTCAAAGCAGATTAATTAAATCGACCTGAGTATGTCGTTAAACTGCTCTATTATTATGCTCTGAGCGAGGTCGTCCCTCGTATAAATTAAACGTTAGGAGAACTAAATATGGAACGTGATTTTTTAGAAAAACAAGGCTTAAATGCTGAACAGGTCAAGGTCGTTATGGCACAGGCTGGTAAGGAAACAAATGCCTTACGTGATGACTATGACCGTAAACTAGCTAGCTTAAACGATCAAGTAGACGGCTATAAGTCACAGATCTCAGACCGAGATAAGCAAATTAAGACCTTGGGTAGTCAAGCAAAGGATAATGAAGAGCTTAAAGCTAAAGTAGCTGAGTTTGAAAAGGCTAACAAAGAAAAAGACAAAGAATGGTCTTCCAAGTTAGCTAGTCAAAAAAAAGAGTTTGCTATCTCAACGGCTCTTAGTAAAGCTGGAGCACTTGAAAACAAGGCTGTTTTACCTTTTATTGACACCGATAAAGTATCACTTGATGAAAAAGGTAATTTAATTGGCTTTCAAGAACAAGTGGATGCTGCTAAACAAGATTACGGCTTTTTATTCAAACAGGACAAGCCAAAAGAAGAACCAAAGCCGGCTACTCACGTAGTTGTTTCAGGAAATGGCACGTCCGAAGTACCAAAAGATCCAGCTAACATGAGTCTTGACCAACAAACAGAAATGTTTAAGAAAGATCCACAAGGCTGGGCAAATTTATTTAGAAAGAAGTAGTAAAACATGGCAGAAACACATTTATCAGATATGATTATTCCTACTGTCTTTGGTAACTGGGTACAAAACTTATCTACCAAGACTAACAACTTAGTTAATTCCGGTATCTTGACTCCGGATTCAGATTTAGGAAATAAGCTAACACAACCAGGGACAAAGATTACTATTCCATATATCAATGACTTAGATGGAACACCCGATAACTGGACCGATGAGCAAGATATTAACGTATCAAACCTAACATCTGGCTCTCAAATTGGGATGAAGTTCTACCAAACTAAAGCCTATGGTGAAACTGAAATCTCTAGATTGCTTTCAGGTGCACCTATTCAAGAACAAATTGCTAGTCGTTTTGCCAACTTTTGGAATACTAGTGATGAGCAAATGCTTTTAGCAGTGTTAGAAGGTGCATTCCAAGTTGACGATGTGGCTAATGCTAAAATCCTTGATTTAACGTCTAAGTCACCTACAAATGCGGAATTTAGTGCAAAAGGATTTATTGCAGCACTTGGATTAATGGGAGACCAACCAGAAAATATGCTAACTGGTATTTCTGTTAACTCCGCAACTTATGCAATGATGAAAGCACAAAACTTAATTGATACTATTCAACCTTCAAATGGTGGAACTCCAATTAACACTTATAACGGAAAACAAGTAGTAATTGACGACTCTATTCCTGTAGAAAAATCTGGTAGCAATTCAACATCTGTAGCCTATTTATTTGGTACGGGAGCCGTACGTTATTCAACTTTATTAAACAGTACTCAAGTTGTAGATGAACCACTTAAGCAAGGTGGACGTGAGAGTGTAGTTCAAAAACGTGTTGGTTGTATTCATCCGGCTGGCATTTCAATTAGTCCTACGTTTGTGCCTAACAAACCTAACTTTCCAACCCCAGACGACTTCAAGAAGAAAGAAGCCTGGAGTTTGCCAAAAGATATGGACGTAAGAAACGTACGTTTAGTTGAATACAAGTTTCAAATTGATCCGTTGTTTGTACCTGCTGATACTTCAAAGCAACAAAATGCAGCATCAGCACCAAGTAGAAATAGCTAATAAGTAACAAGGGGGCTTCTAAATGGCATTGCTTAATAAGGATGAGTTTCAGAAGCTAACTGGTATTGTTCCAGATGCTGATTTTGATAAGTTAGAAAAAGCGGCTGAAAGTATGATTAATCCTTTAACAGGGATGTACTATGAACTACATTCTATTGACGAAGATACTGACATTAACCGAGTTAATTGGTTCAAAAAAGCTTTAGCTTTACAAATTCAGTATATGAGTGACATTGGAGCCTCTAGTACCTATGAGATGGCACAGAAAGACATCAAGAGCGTATCTATTGATGGTACAAGTGTTTCAACTGGTACTAGTCCAACCGATTCAGCAACTAATGGCGTATACAATCTAGCATTAGAATATCTTTTCTATACTGGCTTGCTTTATAGAGGTATCTCATCATGCTAAAACCGCCAAAATCAATGTGTAACCAATCAATCATAATCAAACGTAAAGTTGAAGATGATCTATACAATGAAGCTACATATGACGATGGCGTTGAAATACAGAACTGTGTGGTACATCTTAGAACAATCTACTCAGGGACTAACAACGATCGTCAGATTGTAGCTAACGGTATAGTAATGCTCTATCAAGGCATATCAGAGCCGTTTATTTCGCTATCTAAGCAAGATATTGAGAACAAGGCAAAGATTATCTATGAAGGGCAAGAATACACGTTAACCAATATTAATGAAGACTATGAGCCGTTTAGTAATAAGCTTTATCAATACAAGCTAACAATGATTTGAGGTGACAGCATGGGGATTAAAGTTAGGACGAATCTTAATATCATGAACCACAAGTTCAGTGAAGATCAGTTAAGACGTGGGCGTTTAGCTATGGCTAATGATGCACAACAGGCAATGGAGAAGTACGTACCTAAGAAAAGTGGAGATTTACGTGACCATGCCAAAGTAGCAACTGATGGTTCTAGCATTTACTATGTTGCACCTTATGCAAGGGCACAGTTTTATGGATTTATTACCAATCAATATGGTGGTCCATTTAGAATTCATAACTACACCACGCCAGGAACATCAAGACGCTGGGACTTAAGACTTAAGGGCAATCTTTCAGAGATGGCTCTTGTTAAAGAAGCTTTTATAAACGGAGTGAAATGGCATGAGTGACATTAAGTTTGATCTACAGGAAGCTCTAGCACAATCAATTATCAAAGGAACTGAATTTCCAATCAAAATTGCATACCTAGCACCAGATAATTCTATTGGTTTAGTTCCTGAGCAGGGCTCTCATAAGCTTTCAACTGATTTTAGTGGTAGAGAGTACTGGGTATACAATTATGCAATTACAGAGCGTGGTAAGAGCGCTAGAGAGATTAAAGATGATCTTTTTAAGATCAGTTTATTTTTAGATGATTTACAGCCAGGAGCGATTGAGAGCGATAGTAGCAATTTTGTTTTCGACAAGATTGACGTATCTAGCGCCCCTAGTGAAACAGAACAGGATATGCAAGGAACAGTGACGTATTTATTAGACGTTGCTGTTTTTGTTTACACAAAATAAGGAGATTAGAGAATGGCTACTAATTTAGTTCAGATTAAAGGGACGGAAATCCCTACAGATGGTGCAGCGTTAAACGTTGCTAACCGCCTATATATTGATATTACAGACAATGATAACGATTTATCCGATATCACAACTGGTAAATGGGCTTGGTTAGCCCGTGGTATTAGCGAAATTACACCATCATGGCAAGAAAAAACACAAAAGACAGCTTATTACGATGGAGATGGGCATGATGACACCGAAGTAACTGGTAAGTCTATGCAATTAGCTGTTAAAGGTGTTCGCTACTTAGGCGACCCTGCACAAGACTACATTGACGGTAAGCAATATGCTATCGGATCAGCTGCTAAAACTCGTGTGTTATGGATTAACAACGGCATGCCAGTAGTTTCAGCATGTACTTTAACCGCTGTAACTCCAACTGGTGGTGCAGCAGACGCACAACAAAACTTTTCACTTACTATTGCTTTCAATGGAGCACCAAAGACAACCACAGGCAAGTTAACAATGACTGAATCAGATCAATCACGTGTGTTTACTGCATCTGTTGACGATAAGACGCCAGCAACTACTCCAAACGCACACTAATGCTGATACACCAAAGCAAAATTAGGAGGTAGCTAATGTCAATTATTGATTTAGACAAACGAATTAAAGTAGATAACAAGGTAGATGTTAAACTGGCCGGCAAAACTTATAAGATCTTGTTTGATGATAACTTTCAAAAGACTGTAGCCAAAGCTTCTGTTGAAGTCATGAACGGCCTTAAAGCTTTAGATGATCCAAGCTGGGCAGATAAAGATATGGCTGTTCAAAAGAAAGACGTAGAGAATAGTTTCAACTCTGTGAAAGCGTCAGCTATTTCAGCATTAGATAAACTCTTGGGTAATGGGGAAGGTAAGCGACTTTACAAGTATTACAACTATTCAACCGATGCTTTAGGTGCTGTATTAAATGCCTTAAATGATGAAGCAGTTAAGTCTGTTGAAGTCAAGGAAAAGAAACGTAAGAAACTTAAGCACTTAGCTACTCCTACCTCAGTAAAGAGATCGGAAGAGCGTCGTGTAGGGAAAGAGTGTAGATCTCGGTGGTCGCCGTATCATTAAAAAAAA